GGAAGGAGGCTATAAGAAGGCAACATGGTAAAACGAAAAAAACTAAAGGACGCAATTAAAAATGGCATTAAAGAAATCGCAAAGGTCTTTAAAAGCTTGGACAAAGCAGAAATGGCGCACTAAGTCTGGTAAGAAATCTAGTGAAACTGGAGAGCGTTATCTGCCTTCAGCAGCTATAAAAGCTTTATCATCTTCAGAGTATGCAGCCACTAGTCGCAAGAAAAGAGAAGATACTAAGAAAGGTAAACAACATAGTAAACAACCTAAAAAGATTGCTAAGAAGACTAGAAGCTACAGGAGAAAATCGTGAGAGAAGAATATAAAAAAGGTAGCAAAGCTAAAAGAGATCCTAGATTAGCTAGAGCAGGTGTATCAGGATTTAACAAACCTAAACGTACTCCAAAGCATCCTAAAAAGTCTCACATTGTAGTAGCTAAAGAGGGAGACAAAGTTAAAACAATTAGATTTGGACAACAAGGAGCTAGTACAGCAGGTAAACCTAAAGCTGGTGAGTCTGATCGTATGAAAAAGAAACGAGCTAGTTTTAAAGCTAGACATCGTAGAAATATAAAAAAGGGAAAAATGAGTGCAGCTTACTGGGCAAACCGTGTCAAATGGTAGGAGAATAAGATATGGAAGATGTGTTACACCTAATAGAAACTCCAGAGACAAGTACTCTACGTTTAAACGCAGATGCTATATCTTATCTAGGTAATGCTTTTAACGAAGCAGAGGACATAGATATTAAGTTAAGATTATTAGACAGAATAGAAAAACACTCTGACTTTGTGTTAACAACTAGTGATAAGATTATCAGTAGACAAAGATTACACATGAAAGTAGTTAAGTAAGTCTTTCTAACTCTAACTCTAACTGATTATGTAAGTTTTCTAGTTTTGGTTCTAGTTCTTTTAGAATCTTATCTATGAAAGGTTTATCATATTCATCAAACACTTTGGTTACTTTGCTAGAGGGGAGCTTACTGTATTCAGTCATAAGTCTCCCCTTAGCGTCTATAAATACTTTAAAAGATATTATATTACCTTCTCTCATGCAAACTCGACCTTACCTAAATCACCTCTGAGTCCAGCTTTCATATAAGTAGTAGCCCTACCTTCAAAGAAGTTTTGATGTTCTACACCTAATACATCATCTAGCCAGCCTATTGGATTGTCTTTTACGTTATAATTAGGTTTTAGTCCTAGTTGTAAAAGTCTCCTGTCAGCAATGTATCTGATATATTGTTGCATCTCTTTCTTAGTTAACCCATCTATGTCACCCATTTCAAACACGAGATCCAAGAACCTATCTTCTAAACCTACCATATCTCTACATGATTGATAGATCTGTTTCTTAAAATCATCTGTCCATATATCTAGGTTTTCTTGTATGAACTCTCTAAATAACTTTGTCATTGCTTCTACGTGCAGTGACTCATCACGTATACTATAGGTAATTATCTGTCCCATCCCCTTCATCTTCCCAAATCTAGGGAAGTTTAACAGTATTATAAAACTGCTAAATAATTGTAGTCCTTCAGTAAATGCAGAGTAGATGGCAAGTGCTTTAGCTATTGACCCCTTATCGCCCTTAGTGACTCGTACAGCGTCCACATACTCATGCTTATCTGCCATAGCTTCGTACTCTGCAAACGCCTTATACTCAATCTCAGGCATTCCTACGGTATCTAACAACAGACTATAAGCATGCTGATGTATAGACTCCATGTTGTTAAAAGCACCCATCATCATACGAGCTTCTGGCTTTTTAAATATACGCATATACCTGTCAACGTATCCAGAACTAACATCCACATCTGACTGAGTAAACAGTCTAAATATCTGGGTTAATAAATTCTTTTCGTTATCATCTAATGTCTGCCAATCCTTTACATCATTATGCAATGGTACATCTTCAGGGAACCAGTGCATCTGATTCTGCTGAGAGTAATAGTCAAACATCCAAGGATGATCGAATGGTTTGTAGTAATCTCTAGTCTCCAATAAACTCACGTAATGCCTCCAATTTGCTTTCGTACATTGATATTTTTTCTAGCTCTCCTTCTATAGTCTGAACTATGTCAGGATGTTCTGCCACTGCTGCGTGGCTTTCTAATAGTATACCCACATTAACTCTGTGTCTATCAGCAGATGCCTCTAGTGAGTTCCTCAATGCTTGTATAATTTTTTCCTTCACGTTTTTCCTCCTCTTCTTGTTTTCTATAGTAGTTAATCCACTCCGTGTAATTAGTTAGTCTGTTCTCTTCCCATATGTAGAATTGACACTTGTATATAGGATGATCATCTACACACTCTCCACAACAATCAGGGGTGTCGCATTTATCATGTGTCACATCTGCCATGAGTAATCCTCACATCTTGATTTAGAGTCATAGTACTGTTGCTCTGCTTTGTTTAAATCATCAGGCCACGCAAGTATCGAAAATCCTAAAAGACCTAATGTAACAATCAAAATTATAAAGCCTGTTATTTCTCTTCCCATAGTCCCTCCTATGTGTACATACACTCACATATCCAATATGGCCCCATCTTTTTACATACTTTTAAAAGCTCTCTATCATAACTACAGTTAACATGATCTGGGCCTTGATAGTGCCACTTGTTTGGTTTGTAGTCAGTACTCGTGCATCCAACTAATAAAAGTATTGGTAATATAATTCTCATGCTTCTTTCTCCAAATCCCACTTGCAAGCGTTTTTTGTTTTATCTTTTTCTTTAAATGCTCTTGAAAGAGTATAGTCTCTTTCCCATTTACTAAACCATTCTCTTCCATTTCTTTTTGCGTCTTCAAAAATACTATAAGTAAAAAAGACTGAAAAGATAAATGCAACGTGTCCGTATACAAGTGAGACTACATTCAACCATCCAGCTATTAGAGTGCAGAATGTGAATGTCCAGAGTATAGACAAGATTATCATAAAGTACATCTGTATACTTAGGTTTGGAATATACCCAATAGGGTTGTACTTTAAATTCATTATGCTATTCCAGCAGTGATAGAACCACATCAATTTATTTTTCATATTTTTACCAGTTTTTAATTACATTAGCTATGATGAAAAAACAAGTTATAAAGTTTACTAGTACAATGAAGGTTCGTAGGATTGCGATTGCATTATCATATTCTACTGTTTTATCATCACTAAAACTTCCTATAGTGTATTTCCAAATTGTCCAAATTTTATCCTTCACAACTCAAGCACTCTTGCTCTTCTAAGTTAATCCTTGGTATTTTAACATTAACATTCTCTGTATTTCTAGCAGCATTAGATCTCAAGTAATACATAGATTTAAGTTTGTTAGCTCCTGTCCAGTGTACGTTGTGTACATATTGTAAGTATTCATCATGTATCTCTTGATCAGCCGTAGCTGGAGGAGGTATAAAGAATAAATTTACTGACTGAGACTGACATATATAATTTTGCCTTTGATATGCATGTTCAACAACCCATATCTGATTTATGTCTGGTGCTGTTTTAAATACTTCTTTTTCTTCATCTGTTAGCTCATCTAAATGTTCAACAGATCCTTCATTAGCTGCTATGCTCTGCCAAGTCTTATCGTTATTAATACCTTTCTGATCAAGAAGCAATTCTAAATATTTGTTTTTTACTTTGAAAGAACCTGTGAGAGTTTTGTGCGTAAAGACGTTAGCCCTGATTGGCTCAATAGAAGGACTCGTTCCACCGCATATAATACTACTAGAAGCATTAGGGGCAACAGCAAGCAAACAAGAATTACGAAGACCAGTACCAACCATGTCAGGAGCCTCGCCCCTAGACTCGCCAAGAAGTTTAGAAGCTTGTTCAGCCTGTTCTTTGATATATTTAAAGCATCTGTTATTGAAGGAGGCTGCATACATTCCCTCGAAAGGAATTGAATTACGTTGAAGGTAGCTATGAAAGCCCATTGCTCCAAGGCCGACTGCACGTTCTCTATATGCTGAATAAGCGGCTTTTGATTTGCCGTTGTATTCTTTTTGTTTATCACGAGTTTCTCCCTCTCTGACATAATTCATAAACTCCTGTAATGTGTTTGGTTTTTCCAATGCATCAGCTACATTAGAAGTGTTAGATATAAAGTGCTCAAGAATGTTATCCAACATTTTAATTAAATCTTGTACGAAGAAAGGATCATCTTTCCACTCATCAAAATATTCTAGGTTAACACTAGACAAACAACAAACTGCTGTACGTTCTTCATCTGTAGGAAGCGTTATTTCAGAGCATAAATTACTCTGTCTAATTTTTAAACCCATATCTTTCTGAGGTCTGGGCATTGCTTCATTACACCTGTCTAAGTTAACTATGTAAGGTTCTCCTGTTTCTGCTCTAGTGTGGATTAACTGCCACCATAGATCCCTAGCCTGTAATGTTTTGATAGCTGTTTTAGTTTTAGGATCTATGAGTCTCCAAGGTTGATCTTGTTTTACAGCTTGTAAAAATTCATCTGTAATATTTACACCATTATGTAGGTTAAGACACTTACGATTTAGATCTCCACCTGTTGTTTTTCTCATGGCTATGAATTCTTCAATCTCTGGATGAGATATATCCATATACGCTGCATAAGATCCTCTTCTTGTTTTGCCTTGATTGTAGGCTAACATCTGAGAATCAATTACATGCATGAAAGGAATACTACCAGTAGACTCACTGCCGTTAGAAGTAGATACGCCATTACTCCTAATATCACCCCAATATCCACCGATACCTCCACCTGCTGAGGCCAACCATATGTTTTCATCATGGTGATCAGATAAACCGCCCCTTGAATCAGGAACATAATTAAGAAAGCAAGAGATAGGCTGACCACGCTCAAGTCCACCGTTACTAAGGATAGGAGTGCTAAACATGAACCAATTATCACTTGCGTAGTTATAAAGTCGCTGTGCAAAATCGAAATCAGTAACTCCTTTATACGTAGCACCGAATACAGAAGCCCTCGCAAAAGCATGTTGAGCATGTGTCTCATCTCCATATAAGTATCTATCTTTTAATGTTGCTAAAGAAAACTCAGTTAGTTTATCTTCTTTATCATAGTCAATCTGTATCCCCAGATAATCCTCTTTGCCAGTTTTTAATATCATCAAAATCTTCCTTCTCTCTTAGCTGTGTTTTTCTGTAGTTCTTGGTTCTTGCTTTGTTCTTAGCTTGTTTCTTTCTGTTAAAAGCTTTACTTCTTTCTTGTTTCCTATCCCAGATCATCCTTGTTCTCCAGCCAAAATTGCATCAGCTTTTTCTCATACCACTGAGCCTTCTCCATATCTTGAACTGGATTAGATTTATATCTCATTCTCCAACGATACTTCAAAGAGTTGCCACGTAGATAGCCTACAAACTCATCAGGTGTTAGCATGGCTTGTATTGCTTCTATACACTCTATTCCCCCTCTGTTGTAGTGTGGAGGATGATTAACATTATCTGTTATCGTGCTGTTAATTATCTTAGAATAAGACTTACCTAAAGCATTATTGTATGCGTTATCCCATTCTTCTGGTGTTGCGTCATCAATACTCACTACTCAAACTCCTTGTTAGTTTTGTCATTACGTTTCTTAAAATCTTCTGTATCTTTAGCTGATACATCTATCCATTTATCTGGCATAGTATCTTCACTATACCATCTAAATCCATTTGTCTCTGCCCATTCAGCATGAGTACGTTTAGTTCCATCTTTTCTCCTTTTAGCTCCGGGCATGGGAGAAGCAGGGTTAGCAAATAAGAATACCAATTCAGTGTTTTTAGGTAAAGCTTTTTGAACCCAAAGATACTTACTGTATTCAGCATGATCCCAGAATCTACCTTTAGATTCTAGCAATATCTTCTTACCTTTGATCTTTCTTATGAAGTCAGGCTTGTATGTATGATGAGTTATATAAGATACAGACTCAGTATGATGTTTCCAATCTTTTAAAATAGATTCGTGTAGGTTAGCTTCCCATATCGAATCATATCCAAGATGTCTGAGGTTAGGTCTTTTTACTCTTGGCTTACGTGCTGGCATGCAACACTCTTTGTCTCTCTGCTATCTGTTCTAAATCACCTAATGTTATAGAGTCAACATCAAAGCTTTTGTCTTTTTTGACCAGCTTCTTTAGTTCCTTCTTTATCCATCTAGGAGTCATAGGTACACATCTAACGCCAGTGTTGAGAGGAGCGTGTATCTCTGTAGGCATAAACTGCATAATGTTCTTTGTGTTTATTTGTTTAGCTTCTTCTTCAGATACCATCATAGAAAGCCACTCTACTAACAATCTCTCTGTTTTTCTGTTTATTTGTTTTAGTTTATTACTATTCATGGTAAACCTTTTATTATAGGGTTTCATTTGACGTTTTGTCAAGCACAAAAGAAGGATCATAGTTTTTAACTAGCTTCCAATACGTAAGCAAACTGTTAAACATTTCTTTATGTTTGTTGTGTGTATCATCCCACACATGTCCAAGTATAAAGGTAGGCTCTTGTCGGTCTATAAAAATAGAAACTCTTTTTATTTTGTCAAACCCACAACCTTGTCCATACGCTGATAGTTGCATCCCATAAGAATCAAAAGCTAAAGACGAAGGCTTCTTACCTTTAAGATAGTCTTTTGTTTTAAAGTCAACAAATATTCCAGACTTAGAATACAGATCTATCTTACCACCATAACCTAAGCTAGAACAAAAAGAATCCTCAGCTATCCACTGTTCGTTTGGAAACGACTTATCTAAATAATCTTGAACAACTTCATAAGTTTTGTTTGTTGTTTTATTTAGAAAGCCTTCTTCTATCAAGGCATGTATTTTTGTTCCCTCTGAAGCTGCGGTTGATCCTATCTTTTGATACTCTTGTTTGCATCTATTGATAAACCCACTGTCAGTCTCATCGTCTTTTCTCTGTAGAGATATAGAAGCTTCTAAAGCTTTATTAACTTTCCACACATTTAAAGATGGCTTGTCTAGAATATCTATTACAGTAGTAACAGATGGTACATATCCATTCTTCTTTGCATCTCGTAAAGTTGTTTTTCTCTCTTTACCATTAGCACCTTTGATAGTGTATCTTGGTTCTCCATCTCTATCGTACCAATGACCACCTTCAGATTTATGTTCCGTCATTTTGTTTTCTATGCTTAACAAACTTTATCTTACGAGACTTAGAGTTGTAGTGTAAGTACTGCACACCCATCCTTTTCTGCTCCTCCGTCCTAGCTGATAACCTACTATCTTTATAAGATTTGACATCTATCAGTTTGACATCTCCATCTGGACTAATAGCTACAATATCTACAGGGCCAGTGCATCCACAGTTTCTGAATACATGATAGCCATTATCCCACAGATAAGTAATAGCGTAGTGTTCAGCCATGTCACCTGTTCTGCTTGGACTATGCTTTGGTTTCATATTATCTCCTTTTGTTTTTACCATTCTCCACATCCTGCTTCTCGACAGTTAGGATAATTACGACATCCTAAATGATACTCATCATCCCAGATATCATCATCATAAGTACTCATGGGTGTTGTCTCAGATATTGCATTGGTATTGTAAGTTAAACCTCCTTTTATTACAGACAACCATACACCAGTTTCGTTGAGGGTATTTAATCCTAACTCATACTTCTCATGAAATAAACCTATATCTGCTTTTTCTGGGTCAAGAGTTATATGAATTTTTTTCTTTCCCTCCTCTTGATAATAGTGGATACTAAATCCATCTTCAAAGGATGCATAAAATCCATCAGACCATTGATCATTTGGATCATGCTCAATAGAACGTAACCTTATTTTATCAGTGGGTTTCACTCCAGTTTTTACCGACATTGTATTCTCCGTCCAAAGGACAATTAAGATTAAAGTATTCTCCTGCCTCTTTAATAGCTCTCACACCATATTTACCTACCTCCTCTGATTGATCTTCACGTACCTCTATCTGCCATTCATCATGTACATTAGCTACAAAGTGAGCATCTAGATCCTTGATATAGTCATCTAAAATAACTAGTGCCTTCTTCATTACTATAGCACCTGCACCCTGTAACAAGGTGTTGAGTGCTGAGTGTTCTGATCTGACAAATAACTTTCTACCATCTAATCCTTTGAGGTATCCTCTTTCTGAAGCTCTAGCAACTTGTTCTTTAAGAGTTGCGAATGATGGTAAATTATTGAGGAATGATTCTCTAAGTCTAGAGCCATCTTGCTTATTTCCTCCGACCACGAGAGCAAGCTTTTCATTTCCTGCTCCGTACAAGAGGGCGTAGATGAAAGTTTTAGCCTGATCTCTTGATTCAAGTCCTGCAAGCTTTTGATTAGTGGTGTGAATGTCTCCGTTGAGAATATCATTTGTGTACTCCTTGTCATTCATAAAATGAGCTAACATCCTAAGCTCTAGTCCACTGGCATCTATACCTACTAGATTATAACCATCAGGCACAGTCCACAGTGATCTACATCTAGAACCATACGGAGAAGATGAGTTTGGTACTTGAGCTGCGTTTGGAGAGCGATGCGACATGCGACCTGTCACAGCCCCATTGGATATAACAAAGCCATGTATTCTGCCGTCTTCTTGAACAGCATCATTCCATGAATTAATCTGAGATACTCTTTTCTGATACATCAGATAAGCATTTATCAGATCAGCTTCTGGTATACCCTTCACCTCCGATAGTGTCTTCTCATTTACAATAGGTCTACCATGTGCAGTATACTCAGTTGGGTTCCAACCAAACTCCTGCAAATATTCTCCTATCTGTTGTCGAGAACCTAAATTAAAATCCTTAACCCTTCTCCTAACTATAGGATCACAAGCTGATAGATCATTGTTCACCTTACCCATTTTATAAGTTAGTAGCTGATGTTCTGACTCTTCAAGTCTTACACCTGTCCCACTTTCAAAGTGGCATTTATCTGCCATCTTACTTAGCCCACCTGTCTTAGTAAGCCTAGGATAAAGCTTGGTTCTAGTTATTTTTGGTTTAAAGACTGACTTAACTTTTGCCTCCGTTTTAGAGATTGTCTCGCGTAACTCAGCAAGTAGCAAGTCAGCTCCCATTGAATCGTATACAAATCCATGTCCCTCTTGCTCCTTTAATATCTCAGTAACCCTATGTTCAAGCTCTACGCTTTCTCTAGAAAAGCCCTTGGACTCCTCTTTCAAAGCCTCATACACTTTAGCATTTAGTTCTACATCTTGAATACAATAGTCCATCATCTCCTGACTAAAGCCAGATGAAAAGTCATCGAACTCTATCTTATTTGATTTTAGTCTAAAGCCCCAAGGAGATAACCCATGCCCTGCTTCTCTGGTAGGATCGAACAATCTAGATAACACAAGTGTATCAACTATCTTCTGACCCACACCCAAAGTTTTAAACCTAGTAAGATCTCTTATAACAGGTAAATCAAAACCAATTATATTATGTCCTATAAGTTCATCAGCATCGCATAGTAAGGCACATCCTTCATCTATCTTATCGGGGCCAAAGGTATATATCTTTCCATCAACGATGTTCTTAGCAACAAGACACCATATCTTAGTTGCGTACAGATCATCGGTTTCTATATCAAATACTAATCTCTTCATCTACTTCGTTAGCTCCTTCTATCTCAGATA